TATTACTTTAGAGGAAGCTTTAGATAAAGTTTCAAACTCTACAAATAAACTAAACACAGCTACCGATTTAGTAGGTGTTATCGGGGCGAACGCTTTACAAGTTTTAGCGGAAGAGACCGATACTTTAGATAAGTTAGAAGAGAGTTTAAATAACACGAGCGTAACCGCTGCAGAATTAGCGGAAAAGTCAGGAGATACGTTACAAGGTGCTTTAAAAAGATTACAATCAGCTTATGACGAGTTAATACTAAAGTTTAGCGGTTCTAAAGGTACTATAAGAGACGTAGTTAGGAGTATTACCGACTTTATAAACTCTATAGATGAGGAAGACCTTAAGCGGTTTACCTCTGCTATTAAAAACTTATTCAAGGTAGTTTCTATAGGTGTAAAGACTTGGATAGCTTATAAGGCTACAATAATAGCTACTAATTTAGCTACTAAGCTTTATACTGCTTCTACCGTATCAGCTAGGATAGCATCTATAGCTTTTTCGGGAGGTTTAAAGGGTGTTAATAGAGCTATGAAACTACTTAACCTTACTATTAAGTCTAACCCTATAGGCTTATTAGTAGGAGGTATTACTACTTTAATATCTGTTATGTCTCTATGGCAAAACGAAGAAGAAGATATAGAAAAAAAAGTATCTAAGACTAATAAATCTTTAGAATCTCGGAAAAATATAATAGACGAATTAACCGCTCAGACTCCAGAACTTAGTAAAGCTATTGAGGATTTAGAAGACGATATAGGTTGGTTTGACGGAGGAGCAACTGAGGAACAAGCTGAACAGCTTGAAAATTTAAGGAAAGCAGCTCTGGACGCTTTTTTAAATTCCGCAGCCGCTTATAAAGACGGTTTAGGTAGTATAGATTTATTCTCTTTACAGAATGACGCAAAAGATTTAACGGATAAGATAAGCGATTTAGAATACCAATTAGAGTTTTTCGACGCTGGAGATAATAAGTCTAACATATTAGGATACTTAAATACTTTTAAAGAATTACTAAAAGCGATTAATAGAGAAATATCTAGTAGAGGAGGAAAAGAAGATTCTTTAGGATTAATACAGAGCTTAGAGGATAAGCTAAAAGAATTAGGTAAAAACCTTAAACAAGCTAATACTATTAAAGAAATATCTAGGATAGGAGAAGAGATAAAAGCGGTTAACAGAGAGTTAGCTTTTTATAAAGAACTATCTAAAGGAATTAGCGACGTAGGAAACGACCCGGAAGAAAGCGATTCGTTTTTTAATACTTTCGACGAAGATTCTAAAGACCCTATGTCTATAGATGAAGACCCGGAGATACAGTTTGCTAGACTTAAAAGGCGAGAGTTATTAGATAACGCTGCAGAGACTACGGACGGACTTATAGCGGAAGAGAAAAGATTAGCGGAATCTAAAAAAAGAGAAGCAGATAAGCTTAGAGAAATAAACAACCAGAGATTAGAATCTACTGCTAGTTTAATAGGTTCTACTATTCAGTTATTATCTAGAGACGAAGAATCTAGAAGAAAGAACGCTAAACTTATAAAAGCTTTTGCTATAGCAGAGATTGCCATTAACACGCAAAAGGCTTTAATGAATGTAGAGGTTAACGAGAAATCGCCTTTATTCCTACCTAACTTATTTACTGGTGGTTTAGCCGGCTTAACTGTTGGAGCTGTTCAGAAGATAGCTATAGCAGCACAAGGAGCAGCAAGTATAGCGACGGTAGCTTCACAGAAATTCGCAAAAGGAGGTATCTTAAACGGTCCAAGTCACGCTTCGGGAGGTATTAAAACTAATCTAGGCGAGTTAGAAGGAGGAGAAGCTGTTATTAATAAAAAGTCTACGGCTATGTTTGGCGGTACTTTATCTGCTATAAATGAAGCCGGAGGAGGTAAAAAATTCGCTAGAGGTGGAGTATTACCTACACCTAGTACTATAACTACTCCTAACGATATAAATAAGGATATATTAAGAGCTTTAACTAACTTTAACCTAAGTCCTACCGTAAGTGTAGTAGAGATTAACGAAGCTCAGGCTAGAATATCAGAAATAGAAAACAATTCAACATTATAAAATGAGTAACAAAAAAAGGATTTCGGAACTACTAAATATAGATTTAGAATCAGTAGAGAAACTATTTAACGAAGGTCTTATAGACCCAAGAGGACTTAATAAATATTTATTATGCTCTGACTTTAAAGAGTTAAAGGAGTTAAAGCCGGAAGCTAAGAACTTAGATTTATATACAGAGCTTAGTATAAAGTACAACCTTTCTGAATCTGCGGTCTATAAGTGGGTTAATAACTATAAAAACTAGTTTTACGTTTCGTAAACTTATAAAGTAAAAAAAGTTAATAATATTATAAAATATGTGGTATAAAGCATTAAAAGTAAATAACGCAGTAGAGCTAGACTTATTCGACGAGATAGGAGGGTGGGGAATCTACGCTAAAGACCTTAAAGACGAACTATCTAATATGATAGGTAATCGTACAGAAGAAGTAGTAGTTAATATTAACTCTCCGGGAGGTTCTGTTTTTGAAGGTATCGAGATTTATAATTACTTAAAAGGTTTACCTAATAAAGTAACGGTAAATATTAACTCTTTAGCCGCTAGTATCGCTACCGTAATTGCTTTAGGAGCAGATGAATTAGAGATTAGCGAAAGCGCTTTCTTTATGATTCACAATCCTTGGACTATGGCTGGAGGAGAAGCGGACGACTTAAGAAAACAAGCGGACGTACTAGACAAGATTAAAGATACTATCGTTAATATCTATAAAAAGAACTCTAACCTAGAGGAATCTAAGTTAATTGCTCTTATGAACGAAGAAACTTGGTTAACTGGAGCTGAAGCATTAGAATACGGTTTCGCAGATAGATTAACGGAAGGAGTAGCTATAGCAGCTATGGCGAGTAAGGAATTTGTAAATAAATTTAATAATATACCAAACGGTTTAAAAATGGCAGAAAATCAAGAGACTGTAGAAGCAGTTGAAGAGGTTGCTATCGAAGCTACTAACGTAGAAGAGACTGTTGAGGAAACTACAGAAGTAGTTGAATCTACGGAGGAAATTACTAACGAAGTAGTAGAAGAGGTAACAGAAGAAAAAGAAAGTATCCTTAATAAGGTAAAAGCTTTCTTATCTAACAAATTAGAAACAGCATCTAACGAATTACAAGATAGATACGCAGAGATTTCTAACGAGGTTAAGAGCTTAAAAGAGGCTAACGCTGATTTAGATAGTGAATTAATCGAAACTAGAAACGTACTAGAAGAGTCTTACGAGGCTATGAACTCTCTTAAAGCGACTATCGAAGCAAAGGATTTAGAGATTAAGGAATTAAACGAGAAGCTAAAAGAGCCTATCGGAGAGGATTTAGTTCCAGTAGTAGAACCGGAAGCGAAAGCTAAGGTTAACGTAAAAGAAGTATTTAGAAACTTAAAAAAATAATAAAATGGCATTTGATTTAACAGCGTTATCAGACTATACAACTGAACACGCAGGAACATTTTTCGCTAAATCGGTAATGAAATCGAAATTAGCAGCATTAGCAACTGTTTACACTGGGTTTAAACCGGGTACTCATAAGCTACCAGACGTAGAACACGACTACGACTTATTACAAAACGGAGAGGCTTGCGGATTTAACGCTTCGGGAGACTTAAACATCGAGCAAAGACAAATTATCGTAGAGTCTTTAAAGATTAACACTCAGTACTGCGTTAGAGACTTAGAGAAGAAGTTTACTCGTCAGATTATGCCTTCAGGTCAAGACTACGAAGGTTTAGCACCTTTAGAAGCTGAATTAATGGCTTCTTTAGACAGAGCTATCGGTAAGATGATGGAGCAAGTATTAGTTAAAGGAGACAAGTCTACTGCGCCTAACGCTTTATCTTCTTTAGACTACTTAAACGGTCTTAATAAAGTTATCGCTACTGAAATCGCTGGTGGAGGTATTCCAGCTGCTCAGGCTTTAAGTTCTGGAGCTTTAACTACTGCTAATATCGTTTCAAGAGTAGAAGCTCT